GTTTGGAGACAACACGGTTTTGACATAGTAGGTCGTGTTGATGGCCAAGCCTGTTGGCAATGCGCCAGTGGTCGTGAATCGAATCGTGCTGTTGGCAGACAATCCATGATCTGTCCATGTCACTACGCCAGGTGCTGCAATGGTGATTGTGGCAGTGGCGCTTTTGTAAGCCAGATCGATTGTGACTGCTGTGCCGGTGGTGTCAGTGTCCAGTGCTGTGACTGGATACAAGCCGGTCACGCCTGTGCCGCCAGTCCAAGTTACATAAACATTTTCACCAACTGCCACGGCTGCTGTGAGGCCGTGAGCGCCAGCGCTGTTCAAGCGAACTTTGCCTGCGTTGTTGTTGTAGGTCAGGGTCGTGAATGTGCCAGCAGGCTCGACCAATCCAATTGGGCCTTTGTTCTCAATTACCAATTGAGGGAAGCTGCGCAGCTGTGGCTGTGTGCCAATGCTGTACTCGACAGTCGCATTGCGGTTGTCAATGCGAATGGTGCGTTCTTCGGTGTAAGGGCCGAAGGTCTGCGCAGTGTTGAACAGTGTGCCAATGGTGGAATAGTTCCAATATTGTGCGCTTGGTGCAACGGATTGCAACAGTACGGTGGTGGCTTCGTTTCCGGTGTTACCGATGCTGATGTACTCGCCAACAGGCAGGATCACATCGACTTGGTTTTGGGTCAGGCTTGGCTGGATAAACATGATGGTTGCTCCTAAAAGTTAAGCGATGCGATACCACGAATTTGTGGCTTGATAGAAACGCATGCGGAAGAAGTCCTGCGCTGCGAGTGTGCTGGGTGCACCATAAGCATTGGATGCACCATTGAGCGCCAGCGTGAAGGCTGTGATCTGCTGGGTGGTGGTAACCAAAACCTCAGTGCCATCAGGCGTTCCAGTGTTCAATGGAAGAGTGACCGTTCCGCTGGCCAGTGTGCCAGCAGGCTGGATGATCATCCATTGCTGTTCGCTGACTGGCGTTGGCACTGAAATGTTGAAGCCAGTGCCTGGAGTGAACAAGTTTGTGGCCACAGTCGGTGCTGCGAATGTAGCTTGGAAATATTGCAGCAATGCGCTGACCGACATTTTCCGAGCATCGCCATTGTTCTGGTCGTAGACCGGAATCTGGTTTGCACCAGAGACTTGGCTGATGCTTGAGAGTTGATTGATTTGTGGCATATTGGTTGTTCCTCAGTTGTATTCGAGTGGGCCGTCTTGACCGGCCAAGACTGGATCGTAGGGGCGCTGCAAGAATGGGTCGTCGTAGACGCGCCAAGGCTTGTTGCCTGCACCGGATGGCATTGTGCCTGGCATCTGTTGCTCCATTGGCATGGCCGCGCGTGACAGGAGCGTGTTGTACGACTCCTTGGCTGTCATCTTGGTGTCAGGCATGACTTGCTTGCCATAGCTGGGAGCCAGCTTGATGCCAAGGTTTGTATAGATGGCCTCGTTCGAGCTGTCGGGCACATTGGTCTGCTCGTCCAGATCGCTGTCTTGAGGATTTGATGGCAGAGGGTAACCAAGGCGAATGCCAAGGGCATTCCATGCGGCCATCATAGTGTCGAGCCTGCGCAGAGCAGACTGCAACTGTTCTGGAGTCAGATCAAAAACGTAGGAGGCAAGGCCAATTTCCTCGAAGGCCTGTGTGACGAATTGGCGCTTTGTCCATCCCATGTCATTCTCCTGTGTTCTCAGACAATCTGTCTTGGATCAATTGTCCCAGTTTTTTGTCTTTTGTGCGACCATCAAAGCGAATTCCAAGTTCTGTGGCCTTTGCCTCCAGTTCTTCGCGGGTTGGCGCTGCGTCCTCATTGATAGGCTCTGGCTCGATAGCTGGGACTGGCACTGGTTCGGCCTTGACCTGCTCACGCCAGTCGAGTGGCTTTGCTGGCTTTTTCTTCTTCATGGGCTTAATGGCCCACTTTGGCTTTGGCTTTTTGAAGCCATCAGCGTTGTCTCCTGCGGCTTCAATTGCTTCAGCAGACGATAAAAACCAGCCTGTGGCCAGCTTTTCTTTAAGTTCTTCTTGCGTTTGTACGCTGTCAAAATTGTATGTTCCGCCACCAGGCTTGCGTTGTTGGCCTGGGCTTCGGTAGATCATTGCTGGGAATGATGTGCTCATTTTTTGGCTTTCATGGGCTTGGCTGTCTTGGCTGCTGCTTTGAAGTCTGCGGCTGTGGGTGCGCCTTTTGCACCGACTTTACGCATGCGCTCAGGTGTCTTGCCTGCTGCCTTCTGTGCCGCGATACGGTCACGCTTGGCATTGATGTTGGCATAGAGACCGGCCTTCATTTCATTGCCTTCTTGGGTGCTTTGCCTGGCTTACCTGCGGCCTTGGCTGCTTTGGTGGCCACGTTCAATGCGATGGCCACAGATTGCTTTTGAGGCTTTCCTGACTTCATTTCCTTGGCAATGTTCTTGCCGATGGATTTGCTTGAGTAACCTTTTGTCAATGGCATGGTGCGCTCCTTTGAATGAAGAAAGAAGAAGGGGCCGAAGCCCCTTCCCCCCTAGATCAGCTTAGGGCTGATTGAACAACAAGATGCCGGACATTTCAGGCTGCTTGTTGACCACACCAAACAGTGTGTCCAAGCGATACTTGATTGTCATGCTGTCGATGTCGTAGAACTTCTGCATCACCAGCTCCACGCCCTGGTCGGTGGTAGCACGCATCACTGCGGTGCCAGCATCGGATGGGACTGCGTAGCGGCCAGGCAAGATTTCCAACGAGTCACGCTGCCAGAACACGTTGATGTTCGAGGCTGCGGTGTTGAGCCAGTTGATGTTTGCAGCAGCAGCAGGAGTAACGATAACGTTCTTGTACTGTGCAGATGCATCGCTTGCAACTTGGTTGGAGATAATGCCAGGGCTGATCACCATTTGGGTGCCGTTGGTGATGCTGATGACACGGAATGTCTTCAGTTGACCAGTGGACTGCTTGGTGATGTGGTGCACAGCAACCACGCCATCGATCGTGAAGCAATCACCAGCAGCGATGCCAACAGTGTTGGACACTGTGACGGTCTGATAGCGGTTGTCAACGTTGATCTGGCCGCCCACGGATGTGGAGGTGGCCTGTGGCACGAGGTAGTTGCCAGCAGCGTTCTGCGTGTCGATGGTAGTGACACCACCAGCTGCCGCAGCGATGCGGTTGGCGTAGTCGAACTTGTAGGTGTCGAAGCCTGCGACCATGCCGACGAAGTTGCGCTCGTAGGCTTTGTCAGACTTGGCGTTACCGAATGAACGGCTTGCCTGAGACAAGTTACCAGCCAGACCGTTGTAGTCGCGGCTTGCGAGACCCATGAAACGATCGTAGTCAGGCACGCCTTGCTCGTTCATGATGCTGTCGCACAAGGCCACATCATCATAATCACCGGCAGCAGTAGAGACTGGAACGACCAAAGTGCCTTGAGCAGCTGCGGTGTTCATGATCGCCACGTTGATGTCGGATGCGAGCTTTTGCTTGGCTGACTCACCCAAACGACCTTCTTGCAATGCGTCACGCAAATCAAGAGTGGTCATGGTCCAAGGCACAGTCTTGCTGAAGCCAATGGTGGAAGGCACAGACAACTGAGTCATGTTCTGGTAAGAACCAGCGATGGTCGTGCCAGGAGTGCTGTTGATGGATTGCGCCATGTAAGGCATTGGACGCCAGATGACGTTGTTGGTGCGTGCCATCATTGTCTGGTCTGTGTTGTAGACCGAAACGTGACGAGACAAGACCAGCAAGTCTTGGAAACCTTCGAGGATGTCTTCAAACGCTACGCGTTCTTCTTTGGAAAAGCTATTGGCCATGATGGGCTCCTAAATTAAAAAATTGTCATTTGGAAGCTGCTCGCTTCTGCTGCTTGTACTGGATGACTTTCGTCATGTTTCCAGTACGAGCCGCTTCTTCTCGCAGCCGTTCAAGGGTTGAGTCCACCGCCCCAGATACTCGGCCAGTTCCTGACACGATTCTCTCGGGTGGCGGGGCTGCCCTGCGGTTGGTAACTTTCAATTCTTTCTCCAGTTTCGCTACCGCAAAGGCAAACTTTACGGGGTCTTTAATGTCGGACAGCTCTTTTGCCTTCTTCGGGTTTTTACCGAGTGCGTAGATGACGAGCGCAGGATTATCTGCACCTTGGAGCACCACGCCTTGCTGGGTGATGTTGAACAACTCTTGGGCCACGGCCTCAGCGTCTTCAAAATCTTTGACTCTCAGCTCGGCTTTCGCCTTGCCGTAGCCATCCAGTTTGGCTTGCCATGCTTTTTGCTGATTCATAACTTCAGCTTCTTGCTTGGCATTTAACTCATCGGCTTGTCGCTTGCGCTCAAACCAATCAGCCAGTGCTACCTCGAATTTGTCAGCGTCATAGTCATGTTCTTCAAGGGTTGGCTTCTTGCCCAGCGCGACCGGCTTGGTCTCAGTCTGTGCGGTGCTTTGCAGCTTTCCTTGCAGTTCACGGTTTTGTCGTTGCAATTCTCTGTTCGTCTTACGCAGCTCGCGTACCCATTCAGGCGCATGAGTCTGTTCTTCGGGAGGTGGCGCTTCCTCACCAATGGATACGATCACTTCGTCGTTGTCGCCTTCGTTGTCTTCGGTGCTCTGGTCATCGTCCTGGTCGCCAGTGGATTGGTACTCGCTGGTGGTTTGCTCAGTGCTTTGGCCTTCGTCCTCAACAACGATGGTGTCATCGTCTTGGTTTTCTTCTCCTGATACTGCCTTTGTGTTCATCTTCTGACCCCATCAAACTCACCCATTAGAACGGCTGGGTGGATGCCGTTTATCACATTCTCGCGCTTTTTCATTCATCTTACAACTGGCTGAACGATCTGGCCTTGCAAAATTTCTTGAACTGCCTCTGCATTTGTGAGTGCCATGTTCTGCGCAGTCTCGTCGACCTTGCCAAGCGTCTCCAGTGTTTGAGCGCGTTTGAGTTCTGCGCTGGCCACGGTTTCGACGGTGTCGGCTCTGGCTTTGGCTGCCTTGGCAGTTTCATTCTCGGCTGCGGCTTGCAGATACATGGCATTCGGGTCTTGCGGCTTGCCCTGCATCTCGGCCATGAGTTCTTCGGCCTCCATGTCGGTTGGCTTGACCACACCCATGCGCAGGAGCTTCTTACGGAAGTAGGCATTGGCATCTCCAATGCCTTCGCCTTCCATGTTCATCATGGCCATTGCGGTCAGCACCTGCGCTGTCTCTGGGTCTTGGGTGATCTGGAGCATGCCGGTCAAGGCTCTGACAGTTGCCTGGCGTTTGGTGCTGCTCGATGGTCCTACATCAGCGATCACATCGAAGGTTGCACTGGTCAGGTCGTTTTCCATGACCACTTCGCCAGTTTCCTGATCAATAGTGGGCTTCATCAGCTCGACCATGCCAGCCTCGCCAGTTGCCGCGATGGTCTTCATCTTACGTTTGTCTTCGGTGTAGATGTCGCGTGCCATCGAGAGCCAGATTTCACCGCAGCGCTTCATGCCTTTGGCAAAGTTGCTCATGTAGATGAAGGCTTGGCCATCGACTCGGGCCTGAATCATCTCCACGGCCTTGCCTGAGATGTTGCTCACCATCTTGTCTGCGCCAGCTGGGTTGCCCAGAATGTCCTGCATGTCGGTTTCGGTGATCTGCAAAAGCGCGGCCATTGCCGGTGGGATGGCTGCCGATCTGGTGTAAGCCACCGGACCGCTGACTGCCTGGTTGCCGTTTTGGTCTGTGATCGGGTTGATCAGCAGGTACGGATAGTCCTTGAGGTTGTCCTCGGCCCACATGACCTGGTGGCCAGCGACCTGCTCAGGCGTGAGGATTGGCTTCTCGACTGACGACAAGGCGCTGATCTCACCCAGCTTGGACAGCTGCATGTTCTTGAGGCGCTGGGCATCCTTGGCCAGACGCACATGGCCCATGCATCGCTCGACGTTGTCGACAAACCAGCGTTTGCCGTAGACGACCACGATCGGGATGCACTTGCCTGCGATGTAGCCTGCGTCT